TCAAATGTTTTAACATCAAGTCAAGCCAGCGTAACCTTTTCTGCAATACCTTCTACCTATACGGATTTGGTATTAAGACTTTCATTAAATGATAATAGTGGAAGTATAGATAGATTTCATTTAATTATCAATAATGATACTGGCAATAATTATAGCATTACAAGAGTTTATGGTGATGGTGCAACAGCAGCAAGCAATAGACAATCTGGTGTTGGCTATATGTATTTAGGATATAACACAGTTCCGTCATATACAAACATATTTGGAAGTTCTGAAATATATATTCCAAATTATGCATCAGCAACAGTTCATCCAGTTGGTTCAATTTCTACTGGCGAAAGAAACGCAACTACTGATTCCTTTATGGTTGCAACCGCTGGTTTATATAATTCGGCTTCAACAATAACTCAATTAGAAATAAAAAGCCCTTTTTATACTTTTTCATCAGGCTCATCATTTTATTTATACGGAATATCCAACGCTTAACAAAGGAGATAAAATGTCAGATACACCAACAAAGGTCGTAGTTGATTGCAGCACAGGCATAACTGAGGTTATTCCTTTAACAGAGCAAGAGATTGCTGAGTTAGAAATTGCACGCCAAGCAGCTGAGGATCAACGCCTAGCAGCCGAAGCGGAAGCAGCAGCAAAAGCAGAGCAACGCCAAGAGATTTTAGATCGTCTTGGTTTGACTGCTGAGGAAGCCAAGATTCTCTTAGGCTAATGAAACCTTGGCTATCAAAATCTGCTGTTCAATTTAGAGAGCAAGTAGATGATTCCTTCCCCGACAGGGATCGCAAAAGTGATGGATGGCTTGCTTCTTTGGAGCATAGAATGCGATCAGCAAAATCCGATCACAACCCCGACCCTAAATCAGCCTGCGTTAGAGCATTGGACATTACTGCTCGGCTATCTGACGACAAGCGGATTCCAGCATATCTGGCAGATCAAATTAGATTATTCGGGAAACATAATGGGCGCATCAGTTATGTAATTTTTGATGGTCGAATTGCCTCTCCTATTCTTGGATGGCGTTGGCGTAAATATAATGGGGCATCAAAGCACACGCATCATTTGCATATCAGTTTTAAATCAGATCAAGATACCAATTCAGATTTCTTTAATATCCCACTACTAGGAGGCAACGCATGAAACTGACCAACAAACATAAGGCTGCAATCAAGTCATATCTAAGAGCTGTGGCTGCCTCCGGCATAACAGTTGCATTGGCAATTGTTGCTGATATTCGACCAGAGTTAGCAGTATTGGCTGGAGCATTAGTTGCACCATTAGCCAAGGCATTAGATCCAAAATCAGGGAGCGAAGCTGATTATGGACTTAATGCGAAATGAGCCCAAACGAATTAGTCGCCTTTGGCGTTGGCGTATCCGCAATCGCAACCAGTTTGTTGCTGGGTCTGCGCTGGGTTATTAAGTCTTATTTATCAGAACTCAAGCCAAACTCAGGTTCGTCAATGAAGGATCAAATCTCAAGACTTGAACAGCGTGTCGATGACCTGTTTGTCTTAATCAGTAAGCGATAATTTTATTTATGGCGAACACACGAAAAACCAATAAACGGAAAAAGATCAATCGTCGAGTCGTTCGCCAATCTCCTGAGCCGTTATCTAAATTAGATCAGCACTATACGGCTTTACATGAATGCTATAAAGCAGCTAGAAAAGCAGGATTTACACCTGAGCACGCATTCTGGCTAATGACAGAACATAAGACTTTCCCTGATTGGATTGTAGGCGATGGTGGGATCATCCCATCCATAGATCCAACCGACGATGAGGATGACGATTAAGCGATACTTAGTAATAAGTGATTTGCAAATTCCATACCACCATGAAGCAGCTGTCAAAAATGTCATCAAGCTGGCAAGGCGTGAAAAGTTTGATAGCGTTTTATGCGTTGGCGATGAGATTGACTTTCAAACCATTTCTCGATGGGCTGAGAAAACACCTTTGGCTTATCAACAGACCCTTGATGCTGACCGCAAACAAACTCAAGATATTCTTTGGGCTTTAACTGAGAATGCTAAAGAAGCCCATATTGTTAGATCAAATCACACAGATCGGCTTTACAACACACTTTTGAAAGTGCCGGGGCTGATTAGCCTTCCAGAACTGCAATATGCCAAGTTTATGGATTTCGATAATCTAGGAATTACTTTTCATAAAACATTCTATGAATTCGAAAAAGGCTGGATCTTGGCTCATGGCGATGAAGGCAGTTCAAATCCCAATGCCGGAATGACTGCGTTGAACTTAGCCCGAAAAACGGGCAAAAGTTGCGTTATTGGGCATACGCATCGCTTGGGCATGAGTGCCTATTCTGAGGGCATAGGAGGTCATTACAGACCTTTATATGGCATTGAGGTAGGAAACCTTATGAATAAGGCAAAAGCCTCTTATACTCGAACTGTAGCCAATTGGCAGATGGGTATTGCTATCCTCGAATGGAACGGCAAAAATATGACACCAACCTTAATTCCTATCAATAAAGATGGCTCATTCACAGCTCTTGGAAAGTCGTATGGGGCTTGAAACCGACTATAGGGATCGTACGATTGATGATCATATCGATCAATTTGAGGCTATTGGCGTTATCTAATCGTTATAAAACACGCCGTAGGTCAGGTAGATAAATAACTTGATTTAGGTCAAACTTTATGTATTCACAGATGGTCTGTGGATATGTAGGGAGCGACATGAAACTAGATCTAGGCGGTAGAGATACAGCTTTAGAATATGCAGAGCGAGGATGGGCAGTTTTGCCATTATTGCCACGCAAGAAAGATCCGCACTTTGACTTGGCTCAAAGGGCTTATTTATCAGCATCAACAGATAGCAAACTAATCAACTTTTGGTTTGATTATGATCAAAAAATCAATATAGGCATTGCCTGTTATCAGTCAGGCTTGGTTGTTTTTGATATTGATTACCGAAATGGTGGCGAATTACTGCCAGAGTTTGAGCCTACTTATACAATTCAAACTGGTGATGGCTTGCACCTTTATTACACAGCTGATAAGTCTGATGTGTTTAGAGGTAAATTAACTGATGGTATTGATATTAAGTGGAAAGGTTATGTTGCCGCTGCACCATCAATTCATCCGTCAGGGGCAAACTATAAAGTAATCGATGACCGAGATCCGGTTGCGATGCCAAAAGCAATAAGGGAGATGGCAACAAAATGAGCGACTTACAAGCTGCTTGGTTATTTTTTGGAACAATGTTTGCAATCATGTTTTATTACTCATCACTAGGAAATGCCAAAGATACCGCCTACTGGCGTGGGCGTAAAGATGGCTGGGATATGCACCGCCGAATGATCGAAACAAAGCGCAAGTCTGATGAAGTGTTCGATTATGAAAAAAACTGAAACGCTGTTCGATGAAGCGATTTCGACAATCCAAAGTCGTGGTCTTGTCTATGGGCATCCATTCTATAACATGGAGCGAATCAGTAAGCTGGTCGGTTCATACCTTGAATACCCAGTCATGCCGCATGACATTTGTATCTTTAACATATTGCAGAAAATTAGCCGTTTGCAAGAGTCCCCTGGACATTGGGATTCCCTTGTTGATATCGCAGCATACACAGCAATTTATGCAACTGTTTATGATGCCGAAACAGACATGGACTTCAAAAAAGGAGATGATCTTTAATGGCATTTAATCTTGAGGATTACGAGGATGTGGCAACGCTGAATAAATGGTTCATTGCCAATTATCCAATGGGTAGATCAGATATTTCAGTCATCAGTCATGATGCTGAAAAAGGTTATATTTTGGTGCAAGCAACCCTTTGGCGAGATGCAACAGATCCATCACCAGCTGTTAGCAACATTGCTTTTGGATCAAGAGAAACTTACATTCCCAATATGAAAAAGTTTTATGTTGAGGATACGGCAACCAGCAGCTTAGGTAGAGCAATTATTCTACTCAAGGGGTCTGACAAGACTGCCACCAAGGATGATATGAAAAAGGTTGAAGCCAACCCATCATTTAAGGATAAGTTGGAATCAAGACAAAACATGTATGGCAAGCCCGGCACTAAATCAGCTCAGATTGAAACAATACTAAGAGATAGTTTTGCAGCTGATAAGAAAGAGCCTGAGCCAGTTGCGTGGTCGGTTGGAGATGTGGTCGCTGAGATCGGATCATCAACACCTAATGAACCACCTGCATGCCAGCATGGTCATATTTTGAAAGAAGGAATCTCTAAAGGAGGTAAGCCTTACTATGGTTATGTATGCAAAGCAAAACAATGCGAACCTAAATGGGCAAAACTTACAGCTAATGGAAAATGGTATTTTGAAGGAGGTGAATGATGTCATCACTTTACAAAATAGATGATGTCATGAAAATGCTTAATGTAAGCAAGGCAACAATTAGGCGTGAAATTATACGAGGCAATTTGCCAGCAATTAAAATTGGCAAAAGTCTTAGATTTGATATGTCTGATGTTGAGCAATACATTGCACAATTACCTAAATGGAAGGAGGTTAAAAATGGGTGAATTACAAATCATTGACGGCTCTGGCTTAACTGCAACCTTTACAGATGACGGAGTTAAAGTAGAGCCATCAACAATTACTTGCGACACATGCAACGATGACAGATTACTTCATGAGGGCGATCTGCTTCGATGCTATTCCTGCCACACGATCAACAGGATTCCGTATCATGCCTAATTACGATTACATGTGTGATGGTGAGGGAACGCTGATTGTATTGGATTTACCAATGGATCATAAAATCCCTCATTGTCAAGTATGTGGCGCACCATTAAGGCGTGTCTATACAGCTGTGCCAGCAATATTTAAGGGCGATGGATGGGCAGGAAAACTTGGTTAAGTTTAGGTGCAATTTCTGCTCAGCCAACTCGGAGTTTGTTTGGCTTGATGGATACGATACTCACGAAGGCTTTAGGGTTTATCAATGCCTTAAATGCAATGCTGTGGGTGCTAAGAATCAAGCTGAGGCAACTGATACTCAAGAGCCAGTCATTCGATGCACTAAATGCGGTGCTTGGATGTTTGTTGATAAGGAGTGTTTTACATGTGCGATTCTCATGATCAAAGAACCCACGAAATAAACTGGGCTTACCAAAACCAATTGCGTGAGCAATGGATTGTGGATCATCCAGAAGCTGAGTACGAAGGCTGGATGTCGATATGAGCCAAGCCGGATACGATGAAACATGGATTGAGTTGAATGGATTAAGGATCACGACTTGCCGTCTGACCTGCGGTTATGCTGATGGATTTGGAGATGTATGATACCCTTAAACGCAAATTCGCTTTCAGAGCGAAAGGGCGATCTGCGAAGCAGAAAGATCGCAAG